CCATGAAACGTGATCCTGAATATCTTGTCCGTGTTGGAATTATTCGTATGTGAGATTGTCACCTCACCGTTCTTTCTACTTGTTTCCGAAACGTACATGCTCGCCACTATCGCAGCGGCGTTTACCGTAGTTGGACTCCAGTGGAGGGCCGTCTCCAGTCCTATCCTGTCATCCGTGAATGTCGTGGTTGCCGCATCCGCCGCCAGAGTCCACAGGGCGGTATTGTTCAGTTTCCCCTGCATAACCCTCCGTGACCATTCAAGGGCGTCCCTCAGGAATAACCCTGTATTAGCCGTTGAAGCTGTAATGCCGGGGAATTCACTCATTGTCCATAAACGCTGGAGCGAACAACATACCGCCAGCCGCCCCTGCTAATAAATTTGCGCTTGTCTTTTTACTTGGGTCGAATTTGGCTTTAAGTGATCTTATTTTTGTTGGGTCAAAAATTACTGTTTCACTTCCAACCCTAATACCTTCAAACCCAGCTTCTTTCACTTTTTCTGTTAAGCCAGAAGACCCTAGCGTACTATCTGCTCGGATATAATCTGATAAAGATGCTGACTGTGTCCCAAGACCAGGAAATTGTTCTGGATAAAAAGTCTCCATTTCATAGATAAATGTATCTTTTAAATTTTCTAAGGCTTCTTTTTTTGTTTCTGGGTATTTGCCAGCATAACCAGTCCGAACAGAAAACTCTTCTGGGTACTTCCCAGAAACAGGATTTTTTACTTTAGCGTAAATTCCCGTTGTGTTGTCAGGATTTTGACCAACCAAATACTCGATATTATTATCAACATATTTTTCAGCTTTATTAATCGCTTTTAAAGCCTGTTTCTGGTCTTTGTCTAAAGCTCCTATTTTGTCTAATTTTTTAGCAAAAGATTTAAAGTTTCCACGAAATGTTGCGTCACCTGTTTCATTACTTAAATCAAATAATTTTGCATTTGTTGCGTACTCACCAACATTAGGCCCATAATATTTAGCCTCTCCAGAAGTATCTGCAAAATAATGACCTCTGCCATAATAACCACTATCATGTACTGACCCAATTAAAGAATCATCAAATCCCTTTATATTTTTTGCTCTTGTGCCGTGATACATTGGCGTGTCTACATCAAACCCCATTTCTTTTGCCCTTGCCATGCGGCTTGCTGTATCCATAGGAAGTTCATCCGTTATCTTTTTCGTTACTCCCTTGATTTGGCTTACTGTCCCCGGAGCAAACATCATTGGAATTGCCGCCGCAGCCGCCAAGGTGTTTAGGGCTGCCTGTCCGTAGTCTCCAGACCGTATGTTGGGCATAACCTGGCCCGCATCCCTGACCATGCCCGCAACGTCAGCCTGTGGGCCTACGAACTCAGGTACAGCCGTAAACAGCTTCCCTACTTGTTTACGCGAAGGGACGTTTAACCCCAGCCTACGCATAACCTCCAGAGGGCCGGGAACCCTTGTGAAATAGTCAGCCATCATGCAGTCCCGTCAGCGGTTATGTCTGCATCTACTCCCTGGGCGTGAGTCCATGTCGCACTGGCGGCTATATTGACCTGCGCCCTTGCATATCTCGACGAAGTGGTAAAATGAGCCTGTCCGTCTGCGTCTATACTTGAAGCCGTTCCCGTCGTTATGGAAGCGCCCACGTCGTCGCGTGTCTTTAAAGCTACGGTAAGGTGCGCCGTATTACTGACATCCACATAAGGTCTGATACCGTCTATCAGAACCCTCTCGCCCCCGCCTATCTCCTGCGATTCAATCGTCGCAGCGAGGTTGACCCCTGAGAATGTGGCGTTTTTTTTATCGGTGTCAAAGACCGCAAGAACGTCCTTGCCTCCAGTCCAGATCCTCGAATCCAGAGAATAGGGAAGGTCGTCCAGTTGGCTCTCGACAGCGTCCAGACCCTCTAAAGTATATCCCTGGGTCAGGTCGGTGAATAACACCTGGGAATTAAATTCCGCCTCCGACCATTCATTGAGACTCCAGTTATACAGAAGAGCCTTTGTCGCATTGGAAGTCGAGCTTGAGGGATATGTCCACATAATTACTTTATTGATTGGGTCGCTCGCGCCCCAGACCAGGTGAGGATAGTCCTGCTGGAATCTACTGAAAAATGTCTTGTCTACTTTCTGGTCCCCTATCGGGATAGAATCCTGACCGTTAAACTGATAAAATCCATCATTCGCCAGGTAAAAACACGAGTCCCCTATATTGACCACGCTTCTTGAGGCTATCGTTCCCCTCGCTCTTTCAACTTCATAGAACTCGAACACCGTAGGCGGTCCTGAATAGATAACGCGATACACGGCGTTGTCCATAAAGATAACCCCGTCCGTACCGCCTACCGCTCCCGTGATCGCCTGAATCCACCCTCCCGAAGGTAAGTCCTGTCTGTCAGACTGTTTACTTGCTGCGTCCGCGCTTCCAATGGTCGGCCAGTCCGTGGGGTCGTTAATCGCTGACCAGTGGACTCTATTCGCTACTGAATCATCCGCTGAGGTATAGGTGTTCCCCAGCATTATAAAGTCCTTGATCTGGGCAACGTGTCTTGCCCTCGGAGCGTCGGAGTCAAGATCGGCGAATACCGTAGAAGTATCCATAACATAGCTTTGGGTATTCGTATTGTGACCGCTGACCGCAATAATTCTCTCGCCAAACTTGGCGAACTGCCATGTGTCGTCGTCTGCAACTGAGGGAGTGGTGGAGCCTGTTACGTCATTGTAGGTCGTACTGGAGAGCTTGTAGAGCTTGCTTTTGTCCCCGGCGAACGAATTAACATTTCCCGCTGAATCCCTGAACGCCGCCGCACCCTGACAAGTGTTGGTTATAGCGCCGGTCAATGCCGCCAGTGTCCCCAGGGGAGCATAGGAGTGTTTCGTTCTCGGTATGACGTTCTTTGCAACCGTACTGAACTGTCCGCCAGAGTCCAGGGCTGGCTGGTCGGGAGCGAACTCGCCGAATACAATCATAGATAACCGCCGGTGTTGACGTTAAACTGGTTTCCCCTTGCAAGGCTTGCATCGTGTCGCATTCTCACACGACCCTGGGTCTTTGAGTTAAGACGGTTAATAACTCGCCGAATACAATCATAGATAACCGCCGGTGTTGACGTTAAACTGGTTCCCCCTTGCGAGGCTTGCATCATGTCGCATTCTGACCCTGCCCTGGGTCTTTGAGTTAAGACGGTTAATCTCCTCGATAATCTCGTCCCTGAGAGGTTTATATACTGCCATTCGATCCTTGGCCTGTCTTGCCGCCGCCGCCTCGAAACACGACGCATAAAGGTACGCATCGGGGTAATTGGTCATCAGCCAGTTGGTGGCGTCGGAAGTGAGGTTGTTCGCCTTGAAATAAACGGCCTTGGTCGCATAAGCCTTGTCAGCCGGTCTATCAAACTCGTACACCGTTGCACCCACTCTATAGAGACGGGGCTGGCCTGAATCCGTTGCACCCCAGTAGACCAGATCGGCGTCTGTCGCAGGGGTTAGCTGACTCAGGTCGGACGTGTAGTGTAATCCAATATCTGATAGAAACCCAGTAGGCAGGGAGGCGGTGCTTGCCGAAGAGGAGATTGTAACCGTCGCCGTCGCCCGCATCTGGTGCGTTCTTAAACGCCTGTTAAGAACCGCTTCCGCCCTCAGAACATAATCAGGCACGGCATTGGTGAAGCCCGTGTCGGAGCGTGAAAACTCCGAAGCTATTGCGGTTTTTAAGGTCGCAAAATTTGTTAAAGCCATCTATTTCTTCTTGGGTTTCCTGGCTTCGCCAGGGCTTTCTTTCCACTCTTTCGGAATATCGTCGTCATCCTGGAAGAGCTTTGAAACGATCTCGCCCTTAACTTTTTGATACATCCACTTTGGCATCTTTATCTCCTGAAGAAGGGGAGGGCCGAAGCCCTCCCTGTGGTTTAGTTCATCTGGATACGACAGGCTATTTCTGGCCTGATGGTTTTATATCCGTAGAGTACGTCAATCCGAGTGGGAAATGTATCTGCTGAGATACTGTAAGATCGGACAATTCTCATGGATATTCCATCCATAACTTCTCGTGCTGAGAAGTCAACGCCCTGAGGCATGATCAAGTCAGCCGTTGCAAAGCAGAAAGCATCCTTGTGATACGCAAGGCTCACACCGTAATCGGCGCTTGCAGCTATATCAGTAGACTGGTCGCTTTCGTTTTTATGCAAGGCGGCGTTGTTGGCAGGCATCGCACTGACATTCTGTTTCGCACCTGAACTGTAAAGCGCAGGAGAGAAACTGATTGTAGTGGCAGAAGTCCCGGAGTTCGCCGTGATGGTAAACTCTTTCAACTTCGTACTTGTTGCCTTGGTCTCAGGATGTACCGCGTACACGGAAGCGAAGTAGAAAATATCGCCTATCAGGTACGTCCCAGCGCCGGTGTCCGTGGTGATCGAAGTCGATCCCTCGGCTATCGTGCCAGAATCATTGACAAGATAGTCGCCGGTTCCATCGTCAGTCAATTGTTACACAGCTTTTTTAATTACTGCCTCCGATTTTCATCGGAGTATCGGACTATATCATCATCCCAAAGGGATGTTCTGCGCTCTTGGGCCTTTACCATCCTCTTACGAGGACTCCTTGGCCTAGTCTCTGAACCTTTCTGACATTACTGCCAGACTTGGCTGCTGATTGGCTTATTATTCCTAACTTAGCTTTCCAGCAATTCACAGAATTTACACTTACCGCTTGCACGGCAAAGGGGCAATCTAATGGATAGTTTTACCCGACGTATGCTGCGGCCACATCGAATTTTCCATAATGTTCTGGTATCCGAATGTGTTGGAAGCAACACGGCCTTCCTTGTAGTTTTTGCCTACATTAGTACGGTCGTTATAGAGACCTTTCAGGGCTTCAACCAAGTCAAGGTTGTCCTGAGTCGACAGGTTTAAGCAACGGTTGTCATACGGTGCCAGATTATCAGTCAGCACCTTGGACGCCGTCATTACATCGCTTGACGTAATTGTCGCGCCAACGTCCGTCACGTGGTTGTAGACGTCTTTATACATGGACATTGCGTCGGACTCGATGTTCGCCGCCAGGACTGACATTGCCGGTTCTAATATTCTCGAACCGAAGTCGTCTATATCCAGTGACAAATCGTCACTTGTCCATGTGGTATCGACGCCCTTCTGCGTCGC